ATCATCTGATTATGACAGACGAGGTTAAGTTTAACATCAAAGACTTCAAGTCTCACTTTGTAAACTGGCTCAAGTATAACAAAAATGTTACAATCAAAGACAATGGTCCATACAGATGGAAGTGGAAAGGACAAGTAATAAAAAGCGGTTCTATTGAAGAACTAGAAAAAGACAAAAGCTTTTTCGATAAGCCTGGTTTTGAATTTCAAATAATTAGCAATGGAAATTAACGGATACAATATAAAAGACTACAACATATACAAGCTAGATACAAGAGCAAAGAAATCTACGTGCCCTGTTTGTTCAGAGGGTAGAAAGAAAAAATCTCAGAAATGCCTTATGCTTGATTGGGAACGTGGATTAGGTACTTGTCAGCATTGCGGTGAAGTTTTGCAACTACACACATATGAAAAGGAAAAGTCTATTGACTATACATATACAAAGCCAAATGTAAAGAAAATAGAAAATTCTTTACACATTAAAATAATTGATTGGTTTAAGAGCAGGGGTATTACAGATGCGACGTTAAGTAAGATGAACATAACGCAAGGCGTAGAATTTATGCCTCAAGTTGGAAAAGAAGTGAACGTAATAATGTTCAACTACTTTGTCAATGGAATACTTACAAACGTAAAGTATCGAGATGCACAAAAGAATTTTAAGCTATACAAGGGTGCTCAAAAGACATTCTATAACATAGACTCAATAAAAGACTCAGAAAAGTGTGTTATAGTAGAGGGAGAGATAGATGCGATGTCATTTGTTGAAGCAGGTATTGACTACGTGGTAAGCGTTCCCAACGGTTTTACAGCAAAGGGACAGATAAATCTAGACTACCTAACGGATTTTTATCCCTACTTTGAAGATAAAACTCAGATATACATTTGCGTAGATAATGACGAGGCAGGGGAAAACGGCAAAAAAGAACTTATAAGAAGATTTGGCTCAGATAAAGTGTTTTTATGTGACCTCAAAGATTGTAAGGACGCAAACGAGTACTTAATAAAGCATGGAAAGGAGGCTTTAAAAAGGGTTGTGCTTGATGCAATACCATGTCCAATAGAAAACGTGCTTAGAGTGTCTGATATGGCTTCAGACCTAGATGAATTTTATAAAAATGGAGTAAAAAATGGGTACAAGATTGGTTTGAGTAGTTTTGATGGAGTATTTTCAACATACACAAAGCAATTTATAGTCGTAACAGGTTTTCCTTCGAGTGGAAAGTCAGATTTTGTTGACCAAATGACCATAGGATACAACATGATGTATGGATGGAAAACAGCTTATGCCTCTACTGAAAACTACCCACAATACCTCCACGTCGATAAACTTGTGCGTAAGTTGTATGGCAGTACACCGAAGTATGAGGACACAAAACAGAAAGATTGGAAAGAGTGTGTTGAGCATATAAACAAAAACTTCTTTTTTATTGATTACGAAGATGGGTTCGACCTAGACAGAGTTCTTAAAAAAGCAGAGGAGTTGGTTAAAAGAATGGGAATCAGATGTTTAGTTATCGACCCCTACAACAAGATAAGAGATAAAAACAACCTCAACGCAAGTATAACTGACTACACCAATGCCTACTTAAATAAAGTAGATACATTCTGTAAGAAACACGATGTGGTTTGTATACTAGTTGCACATCCAACTAAACCTCAAAACGATAAGGGAAAGCTTATTGAGCCAACATTTTATGATGTAAAAGGCGGAGGAGAGTTTTATGACATGAGTCCACATGGTATATTGGTTCATCGTGATTATGACAATGCGACTGTAAAAATAAAGGTTTTAAAGGTAAAGTTTGCAAACCTAGGTGAAAACCAAGCGCATGTAGACTACTGTTGGAATGTAAACAATGGTAGATACTCAGAGCTGAAAGACGGAAACCCAATATGGGATAACACAAATTGGATATCAACTAAAAACAATCCATACGAAATAACTAAAAGTTTGGATTTAGAATTTGAACAAATAAATATATAAATATGAAAACACTTATTTTAAATTTTATCATGGTTACGGCAACAATATATCATGCCGACCCAAAACAATGTAATGCTGATTATTTGACAACAGCATCACTTAAAAAAATAAATTCACAATCACCTGGCTCACATAGATGGATAGCTGTTTCAAGAGATTTAGAGCCTCTTGGCTTTGTGTTTGGAGCGCAAGTATGTGTAGAAGGAGCAGGAGAGATGGATGGAATTTGGACAGTAGAGGATAGAATGAACAAACGATGGAAAAACCGCATAGACTTCTTAGTTGATTATGATATTAAGGGTGGAAAGTGGGAAAACGTCACAATATCTTTGGTAAATGAGCTTGATTAGAAACAGTAAAGAGGTTGTAAGAGCAATAGACTTTACAGGGGTACAGAATGGCGTCATACATCCATCAGACATAGATGCTGTTTTAGAGTTTGACAATGATATTTTAATCTTGATAGAGGTGAAAAAGCGTGGAAACAAAATACCAATCGGTCAAAAACTTCTACTTGAAAGAATATGCTCGTCATGGAGAACAAAACGTAGCGTTGTCTTAAAAGTGGAGTATGACGATACCTATCCACAAGACCAAAACATACCATTAGATGGTTGTTGTGTGACGGCATACTACCACAGATACAAGTGGGTTAATACAAAAGAGCCTTATTCTCTTAAAAATTTTTTAAATTATTTAGGAGATAGATGGAATAATAAAAAGTGTAGGTTTTAATGGAAGATAATGCAATGGTTGTTTGTACACGCAACAACATAAAAGTTTATCCAATTATATATGACCTCAACCATCTTAAGATAGAAGTAGATTACGGTGGAAGAAAAAAACAAGGAGAAGAAATCTACAATTGGAAGACACAACAAAAAGAATTACAAAATAAAATAATAGAATTATATGAAATCCTTGCCAGAAATATACAAAGTAGGAAATAGGGAGTTTGTTTACGACCATAAGTCATTACAGTATGCTTTTAGTACATACCGCGGGTGTACTAACGAAGAGTTTTTAGAAAACATAGTAGATATACTACACTTCGCTGTATATATGTGTTGGCTAAAAGAAATACCAAGCGATGAGTGTTTAGCAGATGATGGAATTATACATGAGTTAGTGCATCTTCTTCAAGAAAACACTATAAAACATAGTAATTTAGAAAATATAAGGAAAAAATTTAACAAAACTTTGACTATTTAAATTTTTTTTTATACATTTACTAAAATCAATGTTTAGGAAATGTTTGACTCTATAGTAGAATCAGTAAAAAACAAGTACACGGACAGGAGTATTAAGGGTATTGAAAAGTACAATACCACCCTTGCTGATAACATGAAGGACCACTTCTTGAAACACCTTCAAGAAGAGCTAATGGATGCTACTTTGTATATTGAGAAAGAGCTTACTATACAGGACAGAAAACTAAACATGGTTTCTGAGTTTAATAAAACTTATGAAATCCCAATAAGGAAAACACCTTCTAAAATTCATAAGGATGAGTACTCGTTAAACTACAGGCTAATGCTTGAGGAGCTTGACGAATACTTAGTTGCGTGTGAAGACGAAGACATGGTAGAGATAGCCGATGCTGTTGTAGATATGATGTATATATTATATGGAATTATATTGAGACACGGGCTATCTACCGTTATATTCGATATGTTTGAGGAGGTGCATAAATCAAATATGAGTAAACTAGAAAATGGTAAGGTTCTCAGGCGCACTGACGGCAAAATCATGAAGGGCTCTGAATATTTCAAACCAAACCTAAAGCAGTTTTTATAGTATGGAACAAACAACAAATTATATAGAAAAGGTACTAGGTTATAAGACCTGGACTGACAAAAGAAAAGTAGATGCTTTGCTTGAGTATGACTGTAATATGTATACAAACTTAGGGTCAGACTCCACCAAGACACAGGTGCAAGATGTAAAAAAGAAATCAAGAGCTATATACAGAGCTATATCAAAAATAGATTCTTCAGATGGCAAAAAGCTATTGTACCACATGGATAAAGACTAAAATGGAATCAACACCTCGCCAGAAATACTTAACATCAACTTTTGATAGAATGCACGATAAACTAAATAATGCATTTGAGTATGTTTTTGACGGCGATTTTGAAGACTGTAAAAACACCGTGAACTCCCTGATTTATGACCTTCGACAACTTAAAAAATCAATGGAACCATGAAGAAACGAGTTTATCTAACAGACGACGAAGCCAAAGCACTCGGTATTCGACCAAAAAAACCTCAACCAGGAAGAACTAAGTTCCGATGTTTTCTTGACCAGCAACAACAAATGGAGCTGAACAAGGTTAGGCATAGCGGAGTCTATGAATATTGTAAGCAAAGAGGAATAGACTTCTCATCTGTAAAAGAGTATTGGGATAAAACCAAAGAGTACTCTGTTAAAGTAAGACCTGATGTAATATCATACAACGATATATCTAAAAGGATTATTGAGCAGATGGACAATCACTCTCCGTCTTATCATCCAATCGAAAGACAAAAGCAAACAAACCCCCATCTACTTGTTTTAGACCCAGCAGATGTGCATATTGGAAAGTTAGCTACAAGTTTTGAGACAGGTGAAGATTACAACCAACAGATAGCAGTTAAGAGAGTAAAGCAGGGTATAAAAGGAATACTGAGCAAGGCTTCAGGGTTTAATATAGAAAGAATACTATTGATTATAGGAAACGACATATTACATATAGATACACCGAGGAGAACGACTACAAGCGGAACTCCACAGGATACAGATGGTATGTGGTATGAAAACTTTTTGAATGCTAAAAAACTTTACGTAGATGTTATAGAAAGCTTACTGACTGTATCTGATGTTCATGTAACATACAATCCATCAAATCACGATTACACAAACGGATTCTTTTTAGCTGACGTTATATCATCTTGGTTTAGAAAGTGCGAAAACGTAACTTTTGACGTTAGTATAAAGCATAGAAAATATTTTAGCTATGGTCAAAACCTTATAGGTACGACTCATGGAGACGGAGCAAAAGTACAGGACTTACCTCTACTAATGGCTGTTGAAGCAAATAAAGAGTGGAGTAAATCAAAACACAGATATGTGTACACACACCACGTTCATCACAAGAACGCAAAAGATTACGCAGGGGTTACAGTAGAGAGTTTACGAAGTCCCTCAGGAACAGATTCTTGGCATCACAGAAATGGATACCAACACAATCCGAAAGCGGTTGAAGGGTTTTTACACCACCCGAAGTTCGGACAAGTAGCAAGATTAACACATATATTTTAGTTATGGATTGGTATATGCTTTCTTTTACGTTTAGATGGCCTCACGAGGGTATGGTTTTAGGGTTTGAACTCTTTGACCCATCCGATGAGCAGCCATACAGTACGATGCGTTTTCACTTTTTGTTGGTAACTTTGAACTTTGAATTTGGTGACGGAGAACATCCTTTTGGATAATTTTCGTTATATTTGCTATAACAAAGATTTTTTTTGACACCCTAACCAACTATTGTCATTAGTTTTCTATTCTTTGTTATTTGTTTTCATAAGAGAAAAACCCTCAGGAACTGCCAAAAATACTGAGGGTTTTTTCGTTAAATTTGTTTATGGACTTTAAGAAGAAAATTTTCGTAAACAGAGAGCTGAGTGACGCAGAGGTGTTGTTTGTAAAGTCCACTCTAAAAAACATAGATTTGGAGTCTTATTTAACGGATTGCTTCATATATGTTTGCTTGTACGAAAATGGTATTCTTGAAATATCTAGCGTGAAAGATGACTACATATATCTTGTGTCCAAAGAATTTAATATAACTAACAAGATGGCTATGCAGTACTTAAAAAATAGAACAGAAATAGAACAGGAACTAAACAAAGTTTTGTATTGGAATGGTATAAATAACATCAAGAAGTACGTTCCTGTGGTTTTTGACGACGGAAAATCCGTTAGCTATGCAGACTTTAATATTTATGCAGAAGGTGTGCCAGAAGCCGTTAAAACGCTTAGCGACATGTATTTTGATGACTACATGTACCTAGAAGATGTAGATGAGGAGATATAAGAAAGGAAGACAGATAACTCGGTCTAAAAAAACAAAAATAGACGGAATACAGTTTCAATCGAAGTTGGAGTCTCACATGTACCTATTGCTCAAAGCCAACAAAATACCTGCTGGATACGAGACGCAAAAGTTCACAATCATCGAGGGATTTGAAGCAAACTTTTCTTCATACGAAAAAACACCAACTAAAAAATACTTACACGACAGAGGTCACAAAAAAATATTACCCATAACATATACCCCAGACTTTGTGGACCTACAAAACCCACCAAGATACATTATAGAATGCAAGGGAAATCCAAATGAACGTTTTCCTATGGTATGGAAGCTTTTCAAGCGATATATAATGCTAAAAGGATGGAAAACAGACTTATTCGTTCCCAGAAACCAAAAGGATTGTCAAGAGGTAATTAATATTATAAAAGAAAAATATTACTCTTGATTTTCTGTCATCATTGGGTCTGGCTTAGCTCCAACAGTAAACTCTTTCTGTAAAGCTCTTTCGAGGTAGTTTGCAAACTTATTCAAATCTCCTTTTGGAGCACCAGGAATAAGCAATGTTGCGCTCCTCAAGTTATATAGCATTTCTATACTTGCTTTAACTTGTTCACTTTTAGTAATACTCTTGCCACCACCAATATACTGCTCTTGTGTCCCATATTCACCTGCAGATACCTTTTGTACATGCTGGTCTTTCAAATATGCAACCTCAACAAATTTATTGAACTGCTCAAAGCCTATTCCAACAAGACCCAAAAGATTTGAAGCAATTAAAGCTCTTCTTCCTTCTTTTGTATCTATTTTTTCAAGGTCTGAACTTATAAATTCAGTAAAAACATCGTCATCGAAAAATTTATTCAAACCATAAAAAAGAACATCGTCCATTCCTTCAGTAAATGGAATAGGAGAAGTTGTTGTAAAAACATCTTGCATTGTTGGTGCAACTATCCCGTATGTTTGTCCAGCCTGAAATTTATTTTCGTATTCCCTAGCGTATTTATCTATAAAATAAGCCGCTTTCTCTAAAGAAACGCCTTTAACATTCATTTTAGCAGCTATAAACTCAGCTTCTTTAGTTCTTTTTTGGTTTACAGGAAGCATTTCATTCATTAAATCTTGATATTCCTGGTCAAGACCTATTAAATCATCAAAAACTCCTGGTCTATCCTCAATAGGAAGTATGTCTGACCCTAATAATTGGGTATAACCACCCTCTCTTTTTATATCTTCTTCTTCTAGTCCAAAACCAAATATACCTGGAGCAAATCCTTTTAGTTGAGCCATAGCAAACCCAAGTTTTATAGCTTGAAAAGATGCAACTTCTTGAACTATACCTTGCATAGCGGCTCTGGCTTCTTTCTTTTGTGATTCAGGTATAGTTGGGTCGTTAACTATAGCGTATTGATTTGCAAAATTAGCTCTTGCGTTCGATACAAACTTCTGGAAAGGAAACAACATCCTCACTAAAGTTTGTTTTGATGGAGAGCTTCCGTCGTATATTCCAGCCTCACCCAGTTTTCCTGTCTGTCTCATTGTTTGAGCAACCATAGCGTCAGCTTTGTTGATAGCATCTATATTTGGGTTTTCGTTTTCTTTTGCCCACCAATCCTTCATGCTTTTTACATCATCAAAATTAACTCCTTGACGCTCTCTTTCTTGTATATAATGAGATTCAAAAGCTAAGTTTGCTGCAGCTTGGTCGGTAGAACCTAAAAATAAATCTAAAGAACGCTCAGACCCCTTACTAATAAAATCTAAAACAGAATTTATTGTGGTCTTTGCGCCCAATGCTTGGATTATTTTACCATCCTCATCTTTTATCTTTAATGCGTCTAGAATGTATTGTGATGGAACTTCTGTATTGTCTCCTAAAGCAAACTCCGCCTTTAATGAGTTACGCATTCCAGTTCTAGATTTGTTATATATATTACTAAGGTCTCCTGTGCCAATTAGGCTTTTTTGAAAAAACGCACCTACTTTATTTCTAGATTTAGCTCCGTTCAAAGCTCCAGATAAACCAACAACATAGGCACGACTTCCTTTGTTTAAATGTCTTTTAGCAGCATTTGATTTTATGTATGGTGCTGTACCAGTAACAGCACTTACAAACTGAGTAGACCTCTGACTGACTCTAGCCAAAGAAACAGCAGATATAAAACTATACGCTGCATTAGAAGACTTTTGGAGGGTAGTTTTGTAGTTATCAGAACCAACATCAACGAAAACTTCGCTGTTGCCGTTTACAACGTCGTTAAAAACTTTGTTTTGACCTTGAAAATATCTAGCAATAACATCATAGTCTTGTGTGTTTTTAAATAGGCTTTTAAATGTTTTATTTTCAAGTAAATATTGAAGCGTAACCATGTCTTTACGAGCATCAATGTCCATTTTAGCACCTCTCATTTGAGTAAAAGCGTTTTTAGCAAACATACCAGGATTCAATCTTACTCCATCCGCACCTAACGATTCTACAAAAGATATTTCATTTAGGTTTGATGCATCAGTTATAGCAGATGGTTGGAAAAACCCCTTAACATCATCAATTACCTGTTTAACCACAGTGCGTTCTTCGTGACCAGCTTTTTTGGTTAGTGGTACAGGAACATATGTTCCGTCTACAAAAGGCTGTTGTGTACCCCGCTCTTTGTTTTCAATTGACCCTCCAAAGTCTGTTATTCTTTGTAGCGCATCTTTCCCTGGTTGCATTGCAGCCAACTCATTAACAAAATCTACGTTGAAAGACTGAGCTTTTGAAGATATGTCATCAAAGCTTTTTGCGTCTTTGAATCCAAGGTTGTTATATGCCTCTTCCCAATATAAAAGTCTTTGTTTGAACTTTTCTTTACTGGTTCCTTCGGCTTTTTCAAAATCTGCTCGCCTTAATTCAAGCTCTTGAGTAACTAAGCTCTTCCATCTAGAAAATTCTAAGTCTACACCGTCTTTATTTGTTACACCAGATTTTCTTAAAGCTCCAGCCAACATATAAAGCTCATATGAGTTTTCTACTTCATTAGCGTTGTCAGAGTATTTTTTACCGCTGATTGCAGTAGATTTGTTGTATGCTTGAACCTTAGATTTGTATTTTTTAAGAGCTTCATCGTAAAGTCTATTTGTATCGCCTTCAGCAACATTAACCTTTCGAACCATATCTCTGTACAACTCATAAAACTCACTACCTTTTTCGGAATCTCTAAACAAAGTTTTTAAAAGTATGTCTCCTGTACCAAACCCAGCTTTTGCTGTAACAAGTTTCTGTGCCAAAGCGTTTAGACTTTGATAGGACAATCCACTTGTTGCAAATATGTCGATTTGCTCGGGTGTCTTAGATTTTATCTGAGTAGCTATTTCTTGAGCATTCATAATCGCTTCAACCTGACCAAACATTGGGTTTTTACCCTTGTCCAAATCATCAAAAAACCTAACTATATGTTTAGCTTGTTCTTTGGGCAGCATACTCATCAAGTCTGCTTTTCCGTTGAAAGCTTCTATTCTGGTTATAATCTCGTTAACCCTTTCTGGGTTTGTGGATTCATCTAGTGTTTGTTGTGGAGCTTCTGTTTGCTGGTCTCCATCTAGCTCTAAAGTGCCCTGAACAGGCTGAGCCTCTCTCTTAGACTTGGAGCGCTTTATAGCGTCGCTCAAAACAAAGTTTTCAAAATCTTGCTCATCAACATCCACATATAGTATTGATGGGTCAAATGCCGTATAACCCGCAGCTGGTACAAATTGCTCTTGGTCTTTTGTCTTTTTGTCTTTTAAATCTTGTAGATATAATTGAGACGCTCTTTCTTCAATCTGTTCATTTGTAATCTCAAAATCTGTCTCACCACGAGCCTCTGCTTCATCTTGTAGTTCTTTGGAAGCCCTGTCATCGTACTTAAGCTTAGCGTTTTGTGCAATAAAGTTGTAGCTTAACTCCGAAGGATATTTCGTTAGCATTTGCCTTAAATCCTCCTGGTATTTCTCCATGTTCTTGTAAGCATTCTCTCTGATATCGTTTCTTGTTGGTTGATTGTATACAACCTCATCAATAAACGAATTATCTATTGCCTTTCCAGCCTCTTCGTATTTAGTTATGGTTTCAAGAAAGAATGCTTTATCGGCAGGAGTCATTGATTTTAATAGCTGGTCTTTTCTTTTTTCGTTAAGTAAAATTTGGTCATTTACCTGTGCTTTAAGCTGAAGAGCTGCTTTAAGCTGTGGGTCATTAGCTCCATCTAAACCACTTTGCTCTAATGCTTTTATTTCTGTATCAAGAAGTATTTTTGTTCTATGTAAGTCACCTTCACCAGCAATATTTAAATTATTCTTTATTACTTGGTCTGCTACTTTTCTTATGTTTGAGTTTTGTCTATATCTACCAATCTTACTCATAGTAGATGAAGAAAATAACGAAGTGAGACCTGTATCTTTCATTAGTTTTGCAGCTCTATCATCATCCCATTCATCTATCCCAAACTGAACATTTATGAAATAGTTAGAAAGCGCAACAAATTCTTCTTCTGGTATTTCCCTTTTAAGAACCGAAGCATCAATACCTAAAGCTCTTGCTATTTTAGTTCTCACACTAACATTCATTCTTTTGCCATATTGGCTAGCTAGTTCTCTTGCGCTTTTTACGTTTTTAGCTCCTTTAAAGTTTCTAGCGCCTCTCGTTGCTTTAAAGAAGTTATAGGTGAAAAGTCTAGTTATTGCGACTTCAGAAATAGATTGAGTAAGCGCAATTCCCCTTGCTTTTTGGTCGCTTATATTTAATATGTTCTTTTGAGTTTCTGTAAGCTCTACCCCATCTTCTAGGTTTTGTTGAGCAGCATCCTTTAGTTGGTCAATTTCAGTAATAGTTGCGCCAAAAGTAGAGGTTCCTGTAACAGTAAGACCAAAAGCGGGATTCACTGCAAATGCAGCGTAATATGGAATTGAGTTAGCCATTGGTTGATTAGCTAAAGCCAACATGTCTCCAAAACTACCAGCGTCAGAAATAGAAACATCATACAAAGGTAATGCACTTTCTTTCAGTTTCATTATTTCTTCTGGCCTTGGTAATCCACTAGCAATAGGTAGTCCATATGTGCCATGTACGACTCCGTCTGCAACCCACTCTGGAACTCCAACAGACTGCATAGATTCCGATAAAGCAACCCCCGTGTTTGCTAATATCTCCATAGAAGACAATCCTAGGCCTTGTATAAAGTCTTCACCCCACTCATAGAATATCTTACCCTCTGCTCCGCCTCTTGTTTTTGTAGGGGTAGCTTCATTTCTGTCTATTAAAGCTTGAGCGCCTTTTATATAGTCTGCTAAAAGCCCGTAATCATCTGGGTTGCCTATTTCTATTTTAATGTTACCACGAATGACGTCGTTTCTTCCCGTAGGATTCGTAAGAATATCTTCTAATGTGTTCATTGTAGAAGGCACTCCATTTATAAGTATTCCGTCAAGAGGCATGTCAGACATCTTAAGTCCAGCTTGACTAATGTTTGTTAGTAGTTCTGCACTTCTCAGGTCTACGTTTTTATAACTACCAGACATAGCCATTGCGCTACCAATGAGTTTTGAGGAGGTTTCTCTTTTTGATTTAAGAGTATTGAGCATATTGTCCAGCTCCTTTACTGTCTTTTGAACTATCTCGCCTCTAGTTATTTCTTGATTGTCCTGGCCAAAAATCTTACTCATATTTTGAGCAGGTGTAGCTATTGCTAGAGCATCTCTTTTTTTAGATGTTTCATCTCTAAAGAACTGTGATTCGTCAGCGATAAGTTTTTCAGACTTCAACGCTGTTTTAATCTGACCTATAACCCGCTCTAGTTTGTAGGGGTTGAAAACGCCATCGTCAAAGAAATCGTTTGTGCTAAGTCCAGAAGCTTGAGCTACCATAGTCAACTGCTCTTCTCTAGGAGTAAGCGCATTGAATGATTGATTGCTAATATCTGAAACTAAGTTTTGAGACTTGGTAAATATAGAAGCCATGTTGTCTACGGGGCTTCCGCTATTAATTATAAATTGTTTAAACTCATCAAATCTTCTGTTTAAAAGAGACTCTACCTCTTCATTGGTTTGACCAGATAACTTTAATTGTTTTTGATACCCTATTACATTGTCTGTAAAAAGCCTTACGTCCATCTTTTGACCCTGTGGCCCTTGTATTGTTATGACGTCTCTGAGGGCTTTGGTCTCTGAAACACTAAATCCATATGGTCTTAAGATTGCTTGTAAAGACTTTTTTGCGTCTCTTTCTGATGAAGTGAAAAAATCTTTTGGAATGGAATTTACTACATCCTCTAAGTATTTTTTTTCGTCTAAATAACCACCAACTCCTTTGATGTTGATTTCGTTCTTCCAAGAATCAAAATCATATTCAGCTATTTCTTGGGTATTTACATACCCAGCTTCCTTAAGCTCGTCCTCCGTTAGAGTTATCGTAGGAGACTCCGATAAAGATATTGTATTTTCCGAAGTGGAGGGAGAATCCGAAGCGTCCTGTACGTTTGGACTTTCTGAAAATTGTTGAGATAAAGTCTGGTCTAGATTTTTTTTTTCAACGATAGGTTTATCAATCCACGTATTGTAGATTGAGTCAGCCTCTTCTTGAGTAGGCATTTGGTCTGTCAGACCATTGTATGTGTAAAACTTTCTAATATAGCTTTTAACGTCTGGAAGCTGTGAATAAGCTCTTAAGGTAGCTTCCTTGTATGGCTTGTTATTTGCATCAAGTACAGACTTAAAATACTCATACGCTTTCTCTGCTTTTATTGGTGGGTCTGGGTCTGGAGTTCCATTACCCTGATTTACACCATTAACGCTTTCTTGTGAAGTTAATTCTTGATTTGAATCAGCTCCTTGTGTTTGCTCTATTGTATTTTCGTTGTTCACAATCATTGCTTAGTATTAAAGTATGTGATTAGCGCATCCATCACAGCATTCTTTCCATGAGCGGAATGGTCTGCAGATATTCCTTTAAATCCTGCACCCTCAACAATTTTTTGAAATTGAGGGTTGTTTTGATACATTATTCTATAAAACTGAGCCGCTTTTCTGTTATCGGCAACAACTATTCCAGGTGAAACAACCT